CGGTAGCAGTAGGCGTTCCCAATGAATACCAGTTCCCTGCATGGAAAATCCCCATCCACATATCACCATTGTCGTCAAAGAGAATAGTTGTTCCGTTGAAGAAATTTGCAGGAGTAAGAGTACAATCTCCACCATCGGCTATTAAAATGACAACTTTTACCTGTCCTTCATAGCCATTGGCAAGAGTAAGTCCTGCTATAGCACCGCCAGCAGTAGTAGAGTCTAGATAAGTAATAGGAAGTTCAACGCTAATAGCAGTATCGCTGGTGTCATCCATTGTTTCAAAGCCTACGCCAAGTTCAAAGCGTTTGCTGATTCTAAGCCTTTCAGCTTCGAGCCAAGTTGTTTTTTGTTTTGCGCTATCTATTGCCATTTTCTACCTCCATTAGCTCGCAGCATGTTTGATGTCATAGAGCCGGACAAGTGCCAGTGGTTTTACTGTGCCAAAATTGTAATACCACACAAGGCTTGCTGTCCATTCGTCTTTGCCTTGAACTCTAGTCAGGATTCCGTTGTCCCCAGGCAGCCATGTCATGCCATTGGCAGTCGGAGCGTAAACCTGAAGATAATCGTCATCCAAGAAAACCATGTCTCCATCGGGACAGTCCGTATCATAAATGACCGGAATCTTGCCCCCTCTTCCACCGTAGAACGAAATTCCCTGAACACCACCCCACATATTCGGCTCGTTGGGAAGGGTTTTGTCAGTTTCAAGAATTTCGTAGTAAGCTCTCCATATGATGTCATTTGTGATTATGACTTTCACCCTGCCATACTTTTCGGCTTTCATGACGCTTTCAAGCATCTTCCGATTAGTAACAGCAGCAGAAGACATGTTCACAAGTTGCGCTCTCGCCCAGCTATAGGTAGTTCTGTCAACATTCTGGAAGTCGGTGGAGGTAATTCCAGTATAGGGATCGGAAGTATCAATGATACCTCTTAATCCCATAGGAACACCAGTTCCGGGAGCCTGTGAGGAAGCGTAGGTATCATGATCGAAGATGTACGCATCATCAGTAGCAGTAATAGCTTCAGCCATAGTCAAAGTAGCTGTGCCATCACCATCGTTGACAATGCTAGAAATTTCGACATCTTCTGCTTCCAAGGCTCCGGCAGAACTGTAAATGTCAACATCCATGCCTTCGGCAAGATAAGTCGATGGATCTGTATATTCGTCTGTCTGCTGACCAAAAAGAGGTCCATCGATTGAAACCGATGTGTCATTTGAAGTTGCAGCGTTAAGCTGTGCCAAACGACCAGACCCATCTCCCCAAAACTGCTTATTCAGCTTGTTTGATATGTAAATCAGAATAGCCTTTGTTTCGGCTTTGATCAAGTCCATGACCGCGCCTTCGCCTTTTCCGCAAGCAACAGCGAGTCCGTCAAACTGCAACTGAGCATACATACCGCGCTTCATATACAGCAAAAATTCACTGTACGTTCCTGATTTCGCGGTAGGAAGCGTAGAGCTTGAGGACGGTCTTGCGCTCTTAGGAGAGGCAGTCAGGCATTTGAAAACAGCATATTTACCGAGAACACTCTCGGTGTCTGTTCCAAATCTGTCATAAAGGACTGTGTTCTCTCTGATTTCAATGTTCAATCCAGGCAGAATGTACTCAAGAAAAAGTTTATCGGTAGCAGTAGTCGCTAAAGTCGTAACTGCCATTCAATCCTCCGTTTCAGTTACTATCTTGTCAATCCGTATGTCTTGTAAAAGTCTTTCAAGCCTTCTTTGATTTCATCATCTTGCTTCGCTTTTACAAGAGCATCATCAAGTCCTTTGATCTCTTTTTTACCTTCCTCGGATTTTATTTTGGCTTCAGTTTCACGACTTTTAGCTATAGGCAAGGATGTTTCTTCCTGGTTTTTTAGATAGGAGACTACTCCTTCCTGTACTAAAGCTTTTATTTGATCAGGATACTTGGCAGTCAACTGCTCTGCTGTAATTTGCTCTGGCAATTTCTCGCCAGTAGAGTTAACAAAGCGTTTTTTGTAAATAGACTCAATTTTATTAAGTCCGATTACAGAATCCCTAAAGATTGTTGGTAAATCTCTAGGCTGGAAACTTTTATCTGCCATAGCCCTGATTTTGTCTTTGTTCACCTCGGTGACAACCATGCCTCCGAGAAAAGTTTCGGTGAGATCACTACCATCATCATCTTTGATGTCCTCAAAAGGATGTTCCTTTCGAGTATCTTCGATGACTTTTTTAAGCTGCTCTTTGGCTTGTTTAACCATAGCAGCTTTTTCTGAATCGATTGTTTTTGATTCAGTCTCTTTCGTCTTCGCTTCAAGTTTCTCTTGTTTGTCGAGAAGAAACTTAACAACAGCTTTCTGGTCTTCATCGACATACTGATTGTCCATAAAAGCCTTGAGTTTAAGTTTCATCTCGGCTTCTTCATCAGCTTTTTCCTCTGGTTTAATGCTTTCAAGCTTTCCTTCATTGGCAGCTCTCAGCAGTTCTTCCAGAGGCTTTCCGAATCTGTCCTGAAAAAGCTGTATGTTTGATTCAAACTTCCTTATCTCAGCCTCTCGCCTTTCTAACTCTTTTTCTTTTTCAGAGTCTTCTTGGCGTTTCTTAGTGTAATGGTAGCCTTTTTGAGCATGCTCTTTAAGTTCCTCTTTGGTATAAACTGGAACTTCCTTACCATCCACTATGAGAATTTCAATGGGTTGCTTCTTTTCGTCAGGCTTGGTCTTTTCGACTGCCTCTTCCTCAGGCTTCTTGGCTTGTTCTTTTTCAGAGAGTGCCACATCTTCTATGAATTTCTTCATTTTATCGCCACGAAAGAAGTCCCTTTCAGGAAGTTCTGGCTTTTTTACTTCCTTAGACTGCTCCTGAGAAACTTCTTTTTCTTTCTCAGTTGCTTGGTCTTGGGTTTCTTCAGCCATTTTTATCTCCTTTTGACTGCGTTGATTTTAACGCTTAGTCATGGATTATTCAAGAAAAATTGTGAAAAAAGTTTTCTTTTTGTCCTGGCAGATTACAGCAATTTCATTGTTTTCAGGCTCTTCTCTGCCATCAGCAAAGCCCTTGATCTTCTTCTTCTCCCCATGCCACAAAACGTATTCTGTATCACGTTCAAGAACGGGGAATTTGCCTCCCTTGCTAACATCTACAAGCTTTTTCTCTGTCATTTAATCCTCCTTTATGATGTTGGCATAAAGCCTTCTATGCCAAGTCCCATGCCTGGAGCTTCTTGTGGTTGACCCATTCCTGGCATAGGAAGTCCAGGTTGATTTTGCAATCCGGCAGCCATTTTTTGAACCATAGCTGCTTGAATAGCCTGGAAAAGCTTCCAATGATGCTGTATATGCCTGTGTAAAGCAACAAAGTCATCATTTGGAAGTCTTGCACCTTCCTCAGTTTTCATAAAATCAGTATGAATATCAAGATGTGTCTCGTGATCATCATGAACATAAAGGAAAACACCACCTTTTTCTCGGTTGTTTTTCCAAGTTCCATCCTGAAAAGCTTGATTTTCCCTGTCTGCCCTTTCTGAATCAACAATATCAGAACGAAGTTCTCTCTCTGCTGTACCAAGATTTAAAGTCCTGAGAACTCTTATACGGTCTTTAGGAGTAAGCAAGCCATTTTGCCAGAGTTCGATGAAAAGCCTTGTCTGGATTGTCGGGCTTTGATTCAAGCTCACTCCAACTTCCAATCTTACGTCAAAATTATCATTAAGATCCGCTTTTTCAAAATATTCAACAGACCTACGCCTGTTTTCACCAACTACTTTTACCATTCTAGGTAAATCATAATGCTGCGCCATGAGTTTTAGTCTGAATCTCGCTTCTTTTACAAGAGTACGATTAATCCTCTTGACCATCGGGCTTAATTTCACGTTTTCCTGCTCTAACATCATCGAATAGAGTGAAGCTGGAGCGCGAGAGGCATACTGAGGAAGTCTTGAATAGCTTACTTCATGAATATTGCTTACCATATCCCTTGCTTGAATCAAAAAATTACGGAATTCTGTAAGTTGTGGCGATAATTCAGGCATTTGGATAGGTCTTACATCAACACCAGGAACATTTACTTCGACAATCTCAAAATTGTCTATTGTCAATGCTCCTGCTCTTTTCAATCCACCTCTTGAAACAGCAAGTTTTGGTCGCCAAGCTTCATGATGTTCTGATTGTATTGAAACAGCGCGGTTAAATTCTCGCTGGATTTCCTGTGTGTAATGAAGCGGTCCTTTCCCAAATTGAGAATAAGAGCTTTTTTTATACCAATATGGAAAATAAGGAAGATCATGGTCTGGAGATTTATTATAATCTCTGTAAATCACTTTTCCTCTTATAGAAACAATGAATCTTCCCTTTTTGTAATTACTAGACGGTCTTTCCCAATGTTCTCTTACAACTAATGTTTCCTCATCTTCTCCCCTTTCTTGAATCGGTTCGTTCATTCCCTCGAATTTTTTGGATTTATCCGCTTCTCCCTGTTTTATTTCATTCAAAAAAGCATCAGAAAGATTATAAGTTTTCTTCAGTTCATCTATCGCAACATCTTTAAGCTCTATTACCCAACGAGCTTTCTCAATCGTCTTTGCGGAAGGGTCGATTCGCAGATTAAATATCGGGACAACTTCGCCTATAACTTCTCCATAAGAACCATATTCAGATCCCTTGCCTTTTTTGACATAAGTTTTTGCATCTCTATCCCAATACCACTTTTTACAAGCCATGCCAGGACGGAGAAGGTCATATTTTAAATCTTCCAGAAGCTCTTCATGTCCGTTGTATTCATCGTTGCTATCAAGAAGTTTTGTAGCTACTTGCGCTCCACGAATGTCTATTTCTTCACCGGAATTAGGAACGCCTACGATTCTGTGCATGAAATTCAGTTTTCCGTCTATCGTTTCAAGTAAAGGTTTGAGCAGATTTATAACAACTTTCTTCTTCCTGATGGTTAACTTTACTGGAGTGACTGCTCTCTTTTTTTCATCCCAAAGAGAGAATTGATTTCCCTCTTCCCAATCAATAAGTTCTTTCCATGTTCCATGTTGAGTTTTTACGACAGGATGATTTGAAACTTGGTCATCTATCCAATTAAGATATTCCCCTTCAGTTTTATCTATGAAAAGATTGCCGATTTTTTCTTCGGTTTCAGGTTTCTTTTTCTCTGCCATTTATTTTCCTAAAATGTTAAATCATGCTCAGTCGGCTCTAGTTTAGATTCTTTCACTTTCTCTTCTGCAATCTTAGTTTCTATTCTGAAATATTGAGTCAATGCTTTTGCGTTACTGCCAAAAGTTTCAATTAATTGGTCAAGATTATTACCAATCTCTACCAAATCAGACGAATTTCGCGTATGAATTTCTTTTACAGACTCTTTAAAATCTCGTATTTCCCCTATGAAAGTCGCAATCAAATCCAATGTTCTTTTCTGTTGGTTAAGGAAAACTTTAAACAATGCTTCCTGTTCTTTTCTCTTTTCACCGAATTTAAATATTTTAGAAAAACGAATCCATGCTTTCATCATGTCCTCTGTTAAATTCGATTATTTTGTTAATTTCATCTTCAAAAGTAGGATCGGATTTTATAAAATAATCTCTTTGCTGTTGTCTATCGGGAACATCCATCTTGATTAATTGATAAGCCAAAGAGTCCAAAATGTCAACATCTCCACTTGGATAATTTAAAAGCTGGCTCTTCAATTCTTTCATGTGATCCTTGATTAAAATGCGTCCTCTCTCGAAGTGTTGTTTCAATCTGTGAATCCTTTTTGGCTTTGGAACATTCTTAGATTCAACAAAACTGAAATTGAGTTTCGGAGCAAGATGTTCAATAGTATCTGCTATTGTTACAGAGTATTTTTCTTTCTCCACAAATATCTCATCGGGATTAAATTCTTCTTTCAGCCTCTCCATTTCTTTTATCAATTCCATAGGAGTTATCCAATATCTTTGAGCATAAACAACATAGATCGTACCGCCTTCATCAAAATCACAAATCGTTATGCCTGTAGCTGAATTGTCTTTATTCTCACTACCAGCAGGGTCAATTATCATGTGACGGATATAATTCATTGGTAGAAATTTCCACTCTCTAAGCCACTCTTCTTTACAAAGAATATCCGAATCTTCAAGTGCCTGGAGCTTATATTGAGTATTAAAAATACTGGCTCCCTGATCATCGTATTTGTCAACGAAATCTTCCCATGTAAACATTTCTGGAAAGGTAAGCCAACCATCTTTTTCCCAGGGATCAGGAATTGTCCCATCATCTCTCAATGCGTATGGCACAATGAATTTATCATAATTCTTGGCACTATTCACAAGAAAGGACATAAGATCATGAGAATGATAGGGAGTGCCGACATCTAGCTCAAGACCGATTTTTTTCTTTCGATATTTCGTGATAATCGATTTCTGGAATTTCCATTTACGCTTAATTGTTTCTCGTTCTGTTTCTGAAAAAGCATTATCATCATTAACAAGGTCATCGTTTATGTAAACCATATAGTGACGCGAAACCTGTCTTACGTCTATAGCTGATACATGAAATTTGACCCATTTATACTCAACTTTCCACCTACTCCATATCCAGGGTTTTCGAGTAGTTATTCTTGGAAACTCAGGGAATATTCTGCGAATGAATTTGCATTCAGTAAGTAGATTGCGGAACTCTTCCATGAAAAGCGTAGCGTTGTCTTTCGTTGCTGTGTTATAGCAGATCGAGATTGGCTTTTTTGATACGACATGCCAGACAAAAAGCCATGCCACATATCCAAGAATAACCGTTGTCTTGAACGAACCTCTGAAAATCGAAACCAATTTCCTTAGAGAAGGTCTTTTGCTGTGCATGAGGAAATTACAAAGATGCTGATGAATGACACCAAAATCATGGAATTTATCAAGAAAGGCTGTAGAAAATACTTCTCGGCACATGAAATAGAGGTCTTTGCATTGTCCTCTCCACCATGAAATCTCCTTTAAATCAAAGGGGTTCCATGTCTTCTCTGCCAATTGATTCATCCTCTTTCTCTTCGTCTTCCTCTATGATTTCGGCATCCAAAAGCTCTTCGCCAGTATATGCTTCGATTCTCTGAACGTCTTCAAAGTCAAGCTCGATATCGAACTGGTCAGCTTTACCGACTTCGATTTTTTTTGGAGGCTTTACATCGAAAATATCATACGCCATGGCTATGGCTTTTCTGCGAACTTCATTATCTGGCTGGCTTGGTCTGAACGGATGCTGTGCTTCAAATGCGATTCTTTTATGTTCTTGGACTGTTTTCTCGATTGTAAAATCTGCGTCATTCATAGCCTTCAAAATGGCTCTTCTCATTGGTGTATCATGATGATGAAACTCATTCGCCATAGATCTTGCGCTTGAAATCGTGTAACCAGCTTCAAGCATAGAAGGGACCATAGCTTCTTTAGCGAATTTACGTCTTTTCCATATTTCAAGAAAAGCTTGCTGTTTAGATGTAAAGGTCTGGATTTTCTCCAGCTTTTGCGTAGGTTGAATCTTGTCTTCCGGCATTAAAGAGCTTCTTCAACCTTTGGAATGTTTTTGGGTTTTGCCCTGAGATATTTCCCTCTTCGATTGCTCACAGCCTTTTTCTTTTTACTTTCCAAGTCTGTCTTTAAGTCTTCTTGAATTTCACTCAAACTCTGCCTATCTCTTTCTCTCTCTTCTTTCGATGGGACTGGAATACCTTTGTCCTGTTCTGGAATTTCCGTAGATGGCTCTGCCGGAGATTCGGGGAAAACATCCTCATCTTCTGTTTCTGGTTCATCAGGAATTTCAGGTTTTTCAACTTCCGGTCCTTTCTCAGATTCAATCATTTTCTGTTCAAGTTCCAATGCTCTTTTCTTCCAATAAGCAAGCTGCTCATCTTTGCTCATTGGAGGCTGTGGTTTTTCATGGGTTTTGAAATAATTGTCAATCGAATCCCAAGGGATTTTGTAAATCTTGCCATGAATATGAAAAAACAATGGCTCTTTTGAATCATGATGTGAAGACATCATTTTTTCAACTTCATCAAGAGTAAACCTTATCTTTGACCCAAGATCGCTCCAAAACTTATCAATCGTAATTTCGATTGCATTGGCAAATCCCTTAGACCCCTTTTCAATAGTTTGTTTGGGGGTTTCTTGTACTTCGTGCATAAAATCCTCCTATCTTTTCTTTTTTTTCTTAGGAATGCCCCTTGTTAAACCGACATACTCTTCGGCTTCTTTTTGGGCTTCATGTGCGCGTCTTGTATAATCCTGAGATTCTTTTTTAGTATCAGTTTTGACTCCAGTTTCTTTCGATGCCTGTTCAATCTTATGAACTGCACCGCCTT